TTACATTCTGTGGATCGCGTGCATCACGCCCCACAATAGAACCTGTAGAGCCATGAGCCCCCAACTACCGCGTTGGGTTACAAAGGCGGTGACGCGTGCGCTTGGCTTCCGAGACCTTTTCTTGGCGGCCTATGATGCCACAGTCACCGACCCTAGTAATCCTTTCGCCCACAACCCCATTTCTGAACCCACCCTCATCTTCCATGCCTGCACCGATGACGAGGCCCCGTATGGTTGTAAGTGCTCATACTTTGGTGATTATCTGATGTGTCAAGCCTACCAGTCTTCAGCTGACCTGCGTGTCAAGTTTGCCCGGGCCCACGCTATTCAACATGGTGTGTCTCATGAGCCCCGTCTCCTCGGCTGCTACTGTCAAGCTAAGGGCGGCCCAGCCGCCTGCGCGGCCATTGACCAATGGGCAATGCATCATGCCAAGGTCGGCGCAACCCTATCCACCGATTTCTTCGCAGGCTCTCCCCAGCAGAATGCAATCATGAACCGCCACTTGGTTGACTATTACAAGACTAGGCAGACCGCCATCGAAACCACGCCTTACAACATACCTGCCAGCCAACATCACATCCTGCAGCGCCTGGGTATGGAGTTTCCAAATCCTGACGCCCCTGAGTGTCCTCATGCATTACACAAGTGCATTATTGAGGGACAAATGCAGCGTATGAGGCAGTACTTACCAGCCCACAACTACGGAGTCATTTCCACCAAGGTCTCCAAGCTTAACCTTCTGCCTCCTGCCGGCTCCGTGCAGCATCCCATGTACGAAGCCAAAGATCCTTCCCGCTTTCCAGGCGTAGGCATCCGTGACTCACACTTTCGTGACTACCCAGTCCATTATCTTGATGACGTCTCTTCTGTCGTAACACCTCATGAACTGGTGGAGAAGCTTTCTACACAGAATCCAGAGGGCCATCTCATTGTCTCAGGCATGAACCCAATTGAAGTGCTGGACCGTCAGTGCTCTTATGAGCCAGCAAGTCACTCAATTGAGTATGACCTCGGGGACTTCCACTACATGTTCACAGGTAGCGAAAACGAGGGGTACACCACTCCCATTGACGTCACCACGGCCTGGCTTCGGACATCTTCTGTCACCGCCAGCAACGGTCGCGTCTATCACGTTGTCCTGCTTGAGGAAAAGCTTGGTCATTGCGTGTGGCACATTTTCTGCGGAGATGTCGCTGAACAGCAAACTCGCATTTTCCCAACTGGTTCTTATGTCCGCGTGCCTCGCGTTCTGACCGGCACGTGGAGTGACCAGTACCTTCCAATGAAACTGGTGTCCGGCATCTTGGATTTTGACAATCGTGCCAAAGACCATTCCTGGTCCAACATTGCCGCTAAAGTGTCCCAACTTGCTGGGTCCATCACGCCCCGTACATCTGCCAAAGAACGTTGGATTGCCACTTACCTCGCCAGACTCCATGTGGCCCCGGACACATGGCAACACTTGCTTCAACGCGGGTTCTGGCACTTCATGTACTTCGTCACGTTCCAGTGGTACATGATCCAGCCCATGCCTGACACTTTCGAGTTGCTTGACGAAAGGAAACGCAATCGCATTATCCACCCCACTCCGGGAGGGGGTTGGTCTGTGCGCGCAAAACACCATCAAGTCACCGCGTCTATTCCGAATAACCCTACGATGCTCCAGCGACTTTCTGCATTCACCGGTTCCGTCTTCACTTTCTTGATACCGAAAATTCTCATAGGCGAGATTGTCACTGGTGTCTTCTTCCACATTGACCTTGCCAGCTGGCTTAAGTCCATTTACGTGTGGACTGATATTTCTCTCCAGCGGCTCGGTCTCACTCTCGCAATCATCACAGTCGCCTCTATTGTGCCAGGCAACATCACTAAAGTATTCTCTCGGCTCGCCGGTCATTTTTGGCGCCAACTGTGGTTCCCCGGTTGGCTCTTCTCCCTCGTGCCATTCGTCATACAAGAGGTCACTGGTGCTCCCGGTTCACGCGTGTGCACTTTTCTCCCGGGGCGCGGGTGGTGCTGGCAGGCCTGGCTCTGGCTCATAGGTCTCCACACTGTGCTTCCCGGTCTCATTCCTGGCTCAGTTATCCCTTGGACCATGTTTTTCACAACTGCTGCCTCGTCTGGTGTGGTGATTGCTTTTACCGCAATTGCTGCCTCATTGGCTGTCGGCATTGTCCTTGAGAATCTCACTGCCTACTTCGCAAACCCCAATCTGCCGTACCCTGCTCTTGGCTACTCTATGTGGTCGCCTGACTGGGACATCGACGAGAGCTTCACGGAAAGTTTCTTGGCACATTCTCGTTGGGCCGCCAATGCTGTGATGGTCTGGTACATGGGCGTGACCAACCGCGGCAATTGTCTACGCGTCCCTAACTTACCAGCACTCCCTGCCACCGGTTTAACCAAGGTCAAGCGTCGTAACGTTGACATCCAGCTGCCTATTGTACTCGTACAACCTGCCAACATCCCAGTTGGGCCTCAAGGTGTCCCTCTCGCAGTCTCACCACAAGGACTCTCCTACCTGGAGTTCTGTCGTGCTGTAGAGGCAGCCTACAACGCCCAACCCAATCTTTACCCTGGACTTACCCCCGGTCGTTCTTGCTTCTTCGACTGCGTCTCCCACTATTATGGCACCAGCCATATGTGGTACAGTTGGTACATGGCATACTTCCAACGAACTCCTGACCCAAACAATCCCATTGTTGGCGAGGTGACCATTCCTGAGATCCAAAACTTTTGTGCCGCCTCCATGTTTGGGCTCCTTCTTAGTGGGGATCACAATGCTGTTGCCGCCCCTGCACGGGCCGAGTGGCCCACTCTCACTCTGAAAATTGGCGGCTCCCTCATAGCCGGCTCCCTCCACGTTGAAATTGCCCCACCTGAGACGTCCACTGCCCCGATTGGTGACTTGGCCCGGATTTTGGCAACAGTTAGGCGCGACTATCTCCCTTGGTTCAACCAGATGCTTGCAAACCATAATGGTGCTGCCCGTGACTCGACGGTTCAGGCGACACCCGCACTTCTCGCTTTCGCAGGCACACATGAGATGCCTCGCTCGTATGATGACGTGGGCAAGGCCATCGTGGGCAGCT